AAACCTTTTACCTGCATCAACTAAAGCACCTAATAACGTACCCAATGTTCCGCTTGGTTCTTTATAAGGTAAAGGTAAAAACGCATCTTGTAATCTTCCACCAGGAGCATCAACATCTCTCCATTCTCCAGGTTGTAATGGGTCGTCGTGTCTTTGTATATTTAACCCTCTTGATTTAAAACCTGCTGGTAAATTACTTAACGTACCTGCATCAATTAATTGTCTTAATATCGCAGTTACAGATTTAGTTAGTCCGCCCATCATATGTATTAAACCAAAACCATAAAACCCTAATCCAGGAAGGAATTTATAATGCGTAAAATATTCTATCTTTTTACGCATTGGGTCGTTTTCGTTATAATTAGGTCTAATAGCTAAAATTTTATTATTATCTTTACAAATAGTTACGATATAAGGTAATGCTAATCCTGTTTCTTCACCGTTAGCGTCTCTATCTTCAAAACCTTCTAAATCTAAATTTACGTGCATTTCTAACAACGTATATTCTTCATCGTTAGCTGTTCTACTTAATCCCTGTAATTCATCCATTTTAGAATCAACATCGGTATTATCGTAACTGCTTTCAGGGTCCATCATCTCCATATCTTTATATAAACCTGATATTTGTAATTTTTTCAGGTCATTTGGCGACATATGAATTACATGGGTAATTCTAGGAGACGTTAATAAATCTACAGCGTAATACGGAACGACTAAATCTTCAGATTTTACAAATCTAGCAACAGCCCGTCCGATTGCTGGGTCGTAGTAAACTTTTTTAAATGCAGAACCTGCTAAAGGAAGATAAAATAATAATTGGTCCATTTCTGGGTCGTATTCTTCCATTTTGTAGGTAATTTGATAATTCATAAAGTTTTTAACTCTATTTGCTTTTTCTAATTTAGCATTATCAGTTACACCTAATACTTCAGTATCGACAGGTCCTCCTGCTGGTAACATTTCTTTATACGCTTGTGCTTGGAACTGGGTTACGGCTTCTGCGAGTATTGGGTGGTGTACACCCGACGCACCAATAAACGGTTCTGTCCTATTATCGCTATTAATACCTAATAAATCTAAACCTTCGCTATAAGTTCTAAACCAATCGTTACGAGAATCTAAATCTTCTTCAAAACTTTGAATTAATTCTTGTGCTATTGAATTTAATTCGTTATCGTCAATAACTTCTGCTAAATTTTCACCAAATTTACCTGTTATTTGATTTTCTTCTTCGGCACCAATACTAACGGTGCCATCAGGATTGATAGTTACTTCAGTTTCTTCTGGAATTTCTTGTTGAACTAGTTCAAGCTCAATTTCTTCTTCAGGACGAAGTGGTTGTGGTATCGCTTGTTTTTCTATAGCCATAATTTTAGCAGTATAACCTTATTTTTATTAATAATAAACCCTTTGGGCTGGATAGTAACTTGGCTCATCGTCCATATCGGTCGAAAGTTGTAAAAAACCACCCGCTCTAAACCTAGCTAACGCTAAAGTAGTCGCATCAACTAAGTCATCGTGCTCCCCTGCAGGAAAATCACTAACTTCTTCCATAAGTTCTTCACCAAAACGGTTATCAGGCACCCAAACACGTCCATCTTGGAAAATTGGGGAGACAGAATTTAATCTTGCTATCTTATCTTGCCCTTTTCCTGGACTAAATGTATTAACAGGTATCCCCATACGCCTTAATTCTTGTATAAGTGGTAATCCTGACCCTTTTGCTTCAATAATTATACTATCAGGGTCCCAAAATTCGTATAATCGCATAGCTTCTTGTTTTAATTCAGGAAAATCAAACCTTTCTTTTATACAATCTATTAAAATTAGGTGTGCTTCGTCGCCTTTATAATGTTCTTCTCCTATTTTACCCTCTGGATAGAATACACCCCACGTTGTTATAGCAGTAAAATCAGCTCTTTCGCTTTTTAAAAACGCTGTATCGTAACTTTGTATTAAATAATCGCAACTTGGTGGTTTTTCTTGCTCCCAAATCTTAAACCAATCTTTAGGAATTATAGAAATACCCTCACCTGTAGGTCTTTGCATATATTGTGCCGCCCATTTAGACGGACTAACAGACGCTTTTATACTTTCTAATTCTTCTAATTTCCAAAATTCTTTCCAAAGAGGTTTACCGCTAGGTAAAATTGCAGGAAATTCTATAACTTCCCATTGGTCTGCACCTTTTTCTTGTGCCATTTTCTTAATTAATCTACCTGTTAGGTCTTTTTTAGACCAACGGGTCATAACTATAACGATTGCGCCTCCAGGCTGTAACCTTTGACGCGGTCCAGTCATAAACCATTCGTAAGCTTCGTCTAATGCTTTATCAGACATAGCGTCTTGTTCGGAATGCGGGTCGTCAATAATAAACAAATCCGCACCCCTACCAGCTAACGCACCTCCTGTACCTGCTGCATAATATTCTCCGCCTTTATTCGTTAACCATTTACCTGCAGAACGGCTATCAGCTTTTAATTCTGTTTCAGGAAATAAGGTTTTATATTCTTCGCTATCAATTAAATCCCTAACTTTTCTACCAAAATTAACTGCAAGGTCAGCGGTATGGGTTGCTTCTATAATTTTTAATTTAGGATTTTTACCTAAAAGATATGCAGGGAATAAATGCGAAGCAAATTCAGATTTCGTATGACGTGGCGGCATATTTATTATTAAACGTTTTAATTTACCGTTAGCTATATCGTCAAAAGCTTTTGCCATTTTCTTATGATGTTCGCCTGAAATAAATTCATGCCAAATACCTTTAACAAAATGTAAAAAAGTTGACGTAGAAATTTCTTGGTGGTCGCGTTTTTCTAATTCTTCTAAAAGAATAGTAAATTCTTTCGCTTCTTGGGTGCTTAAATGCGATACATCTAAGTTTTTTAAATCTTTTAAATCAGTCACGTAACTTTAATAAATCCGCTAAATTTAATTCTTCAAAATTTTGTAATGCTTCATCAGAAAGAGATAGTATTGTATCACTTTCTTCTCGCATTAATTTTCTTGGTGGGAATAAAATTGAATCATAACCTACACCTCTAAATATATCTCCTACGGGTTTATTAATCATCGACGGTGCACCTACTGAAGGTGATTCAATCATAAGGTCTAATGTATTACGAGTGTTTTGATTTAATGCTTGGTCGTAAGCATTACCTTTTAACGTATTTATATTATCACGGATTTTAATTAATTCTTCTATAAAATCTGGTGGTAAATTTTCTGCGTCTGCAATATTTTTAAATTCAGGACTTATTTTATATACGGATTTTTTCGGAACATCTTTTAGAAGTTTTTGTTTTAATGCAGGTGTTAAATTTTCAAACATATCTTGGTTATCTATACTTTGACCAAATATTTTTAATCGAGGGTCGGTTTTATCTAATACCGAATAAATACCACCTGTTGATTTATTAAGGGTAAACATATCATCTTGAATTAATTTAGGCGTTCGTAACGTTTCTATTCCTGAAGGACCGCCGTGATAAATAAATTGATTAAATGGTGCAGGGTCTTTTGGTTTTGGGGTATCGAAATCTAAAGTACCTTGTTGTCTACCTATCGGGAAATTAGGTGTAAATCCTGGAGGTTCAAGTCCTCGCAACCCAGAATAATCTACTCCTTTTACTGGAGAAATTACATTACCTTTATTTATATATTCTTTTGCATATTCTGGAAATTGCTTTACCATTGCTCTAGCATTATTACCGCCTTTTTCGAAAACCCTAAATGCGACTGCTTTATCAGAGAATTGGTCAGGATTACTAAAAAAGTTGATAGCACCTTTTCTATTTTCCTCTAGTGTTTTCAGTTTTCTTCGATAATGACTCATTTCACGTAAGGCTTCATCTACTTTTTCTTTATCAACGTATGGTTTATCTGGTTTCCATCCTGCATTACTTAACTTATCTTCTGCTTTTTCTATTTCTTTTACTAGAGCTGCACGTTCTTCTGCGTAAGTAGGACCTGGAGTCATAGAAGAAGGGCGAGCGGCAGTTTGTGCCTCATCAATCTTGTCGTCAATATTTCTAAGTTGTTTTATAATCCTCGCTTCCGCTTTAGATGAAGCAGCTAATTCGTTAGGGTCAACTGATTTTGATTGTATATTTCTTTCTCTTTTTAAATCGTTAATTAATTTTTGACGTTTAGCTATTATCGATATTCCTTCGGCAGGTATACCGCCACCAGGAAGATAATCTAAATAACCTAAATATTCACCTAATTTATCTTGCCTACGTCTAGCTAATTCTTGTGATAATCCAGGAATAAATTCAGCAACACCTGATGCAAGGTTTTGTATCGGGTCTTCAGTATTTAACGGTTGGTCTAAATAATTTAAAACACGTTCTTTTAAATTAAGTCCAAGTCCTCCAAGTTGTGGTGGAGTTGGTTCGATTCTATAACGTTCTAATTCCTGTGCCATATTAAGTAAAGTAGTTTAAACAAGGAGTGAGTTTCTTTGTCGGCGGATTATTTTTCACTAGTATTAGAAGCTCCAAAATAAAAACTTATAACGGCACTTGCTAAACCGCCTAAATAACCGAGTACCAAATTAATTAATGCTTCGCTATTTTGTTCTGGTGGTTGAATCGTTACTAAAAAGATATAACCTAAAAAACCACCGACCATAGCTATGCCAATAATACGTGCGGTCCAATCTTTGCTAAACTTGGTTCGTGCATCTTGCTTATCAAGTGTTTCTAATTTAAAAACGTCTACTTGAAGTTCTTTCATTTTTACTTCGAAATCTTTTTCTGCTTTTTTGATTTCTAACAGTTGTTCAGGGGTAGCGTTTTGTAGTGCGTTCTCAATGGCTTGTTGATTGTTATCAACACCAAGAACTTTAGAAATTACGTTTGACGCCATTCCACCTAGTGGACCACCTAACGCCGTACCAAGTGTGGGTGCGACTGCACCGACAACATTCTTCAAAAGGTTTTTCATAGCAAAAGTATAATCTAAAAAAATTTTTTCGCAAAATTTTTTCACTAGGGACTTATTTGTAAAGTAGATGCAATTAAGAGGCTGAAACTAAGGGAAGGCGGAGGGTACGGAGGCAGCGGTAGCGTAGGGGGGTATAGGGGGCTTTCTAAGGGCGTGTAAAAGCCCTACTGTAGTAGGGCTTATTGATTTACAGTTGTTAAGTTAAAGGGCTACTGACGTAGCCCTAAGGCTACGCAGTAATAAATAACTGACTTAATGTATCTTTGTCATAACCTTTATAAGTATTTTTAAGGTTATTAAACTTAGATAGGTAATGACCTAAGACAGTATTAACATCTTGTTCATAACCATAGCTATCAAAGTCATCAGCTATATCACTAACAGTACATGAGCCATTAGCAACGTTAATCATGTCAATATGCTTTACAAGTATTTTAACTTGATTAGGCATTGAATGAATAACTTTACTAGCTACGTCATGGTTAATACTAATAGTAGTATTATCATTAACTACACCACCTTTACCACTAACATTTAAGTTAGCAAACATTGACACATTCTGTTTCTTGGTTGTGTCTACCTCAGCTTTTTTAGCGTTTATTTTATTGTTCATGCTACCCATTATACAGACCTTATTTTAATTATCAATAGGTTTAGATAAATTAGTTAAATTATTTTTATTATATAACTTAGCTTATATAAGTTAATTAACTTAGTTAAGTTAGTAATTATTTTAGAAAGAACGACGGAACGACGGACCAGGATTATTACGCACGAACATACGAACGACGGAACGATAGACTAGAGCGATTGAGTAGAGGGACAGGGATAGAGTAGAGGGCGAGGGATAGAGCGACGGATAGAGTAGAGCGATAGACTAGACTAGAGTAGAGCACAAAAAAGGCGACCGAAGTCGCCCTTTGGAACCAGTCAAGGTTTAGCTTATTTCAACTAATCCTTCTTCGACCAATCTATTTCTGTAATGACTCCAAATAGCCATTGGTGTTTGGACTGTTACCAATCCAGCTTTTTCGAGAGCTGAGTCTTTCGAACCATCTTCTCCAACTAACTCACCAACTGTAAGACTCATATCTTTCGCAGCTAGTAAAGCTTTGATAATAATCCCAGCTTGGGCAGGGAATTTACCCTCAGGCGTTGCTACTAATGTAACAATCGCGTTATAGTTAGCTGACCCTTTTTGGGCAGCTGGTTTAAAGTTCTTATCTATCATAATATTCTCCTTTCTAGATAGTGGGCTAAGCCCTAGTTAATATAGTAAATATTATACCAGCGATTGGTATCAAAGTAAAGGAGTAAAAAGAACAGAAGAAAGTCCGTCAATCGTTCTTTCTTTCCGTCGGTCAGTGTTTCTTGGTGAAGTCGCCTTCGATTATATTGTCAGTTTTCTTTGCAATCAATTCTTTGAGGCGAGTGAGTATATCGTCTTTGGTCATTAAATCAATCTTTGCAGTCAATATTTCACGTCTATCGATGTAGAGTCCACCAGCTTTGCCTCGATGGACTTCGGCGGTGATGGCTGCGGATATCTGTCCTTGGTCTTTGGCTTCTTCTCGCAGGTCGTGTAGAGTAGAGAGGTGGTTCTCTAGAGAAACTGCTTCCTTCTCTGAGGCTAGGATTTCCAAGTCAATGAGATAGTTTCGTACAACTGGGTTATGATTGAGTAGAACGCTGCCCTGTGTCTTAGCACCTTTCCTATCCTTTGTATATCCCGCTTTTATCGCGGCTTCCGTAGCTGTTTGACCTTTGATATACTCTTTACAAAATAGTTTTTGTTTAGAGTTGAGTGGTTGCCACGTCTTACCGTTTTGGTCAACGAATGCTTTACCGTCTTCTGTTGGAACTAAATGAGTATAAGTTAGCTTTTTCATTGTAATACCTCGCTTCAGCAAATGATATTACAATATTATTAAAAAAGATAATTTTCAATTTACTTTTCTCGTGCCCTCTAGGTATCTTACCATAGTTTCTAATAACTAATAGAAAATCTATTAGTTTTGAAGATTCAAAGAACAGAGTAACAAAGAGACTTACAGAACGATTCTATTAGTATATTAGAGATATTAGTAGTTTTGAAAACTTTTTGATAAAAACTTTTTTATTTTTAAAAACACTAATACGATAGGTCTAATAATAAAAAACCCCCGCACTAGGCGAGGGTCTGTTCTTCGTGGTGAATCTAACTCGTGGAATCTATCTTTTGCTGTTTAGCTTTGAGCTTTGCTCCTTAATATCGATTTTTCCCTACCCGTCAGTAGATTCATGCACTCTTATAAACCGTTTTCGTCGTAGTAATTGGCTTCTTCGGTCACTCCGTATGGATACTTTTTAGGCTCTCGGTCTAGCCTAGTAATCGAAGCCATGAAGCCATGACCGTCTCCAATCTTCAATATATGGTATATATAATCTACAGATTGGATAACTGTAGTACCTATAACGTCAGCTTCAGTGAAACCTGTGCGTTCTTCGTTAATAAGTAATACGTAATCAGCGTTCTCAGGATATCCGTCTTTCGGCTTATCGACAGCGAAATCTACTAAATTATCAGCTATCTCTCCACCTTCTTCGGAAAGCTGTATCATTGAATGATATCCGTCTACTCTATACTCATCTAGACGTTCATTCACCTCGTCTAAATATATTTTTATTGCTTTATCGTTCATAATTCTCCTTTCTTTCGAATTAATATTTTTTAACTATATATAGTATACCTACCACCAAAGCGATTATAAAGCAAGGGGCGACTAACCATTTTTAACTAATACAGGAATTCGTAGACTAAAGCCAGTCCCTCCTTCGTATTCAAAATGAATATAATTAAATAAGTCGTTAGTTTCTACGCTTATACTTACTTCAGAGGGCTCGGTAACTCGACCTAACTCCATATCGTCCGCATGTGCAACTTCTTGTTTAAAACTGCCTACGTCTTTAGAATAAATAATTTCGGTTAAATAATCCATCGGGTCGAAGTTATCTTCAATACGTTCAGGACTATCGCCTGTAGATATATCTATATTTTGCAATCCTGTAGGTTTAAATTTACTCATATTATTCTCCTTTCTTAAAAACTTCTACACGTCCTTGGTAACAAGTCCCACCATCGGCGACCTCGACTTGTTCGTATTTATGGCAAAGTATCTTATACTCGGCATTTTCGAATACGTATATATAAAGTCGGATACGTTCGCCGTTTTGTATACATTCACCTAAACTCGCATTAGCCGTAATTTTCAACCAATTCGGGTTATTAGTAACAATTTCTTCAAGCAAATCTTCTATCAACATACCACCGTCTTCACCATCTAATGAGTGAGGGTGACAATATGCTTGGTCTAAAGTTTTGAGTATATCGTTCATTTTATTCCCCTTAATAATTTATTTTTTCGGTTTAATCTCTCACCTGCCACAAACTGCGGTATTGGGTAAGTAATAGTTTCGTAAATATCGCCCCTTTTTCGATACAATCGTAAAGTATTCGTATTAATATACCAATCGGATACTCTACCGTCTCTAAATAATCCCTTAGGGTAAGGAATGTTTTCTAAATCGCTCATTTTATTCTCCTTTCTATCGTAGTAGTTATTTACTACCCTTATATTATATAAAAGATTATAACCAAAATAAAACATACCAAGAGCCAAGCAGTAAGTAAGCGACTACTAACCAAAAGATATCTTGATTATTCGGCATCGTCCTTTACCTCGACTTCTCGCTTACCACAATACTCGCAATAAACTACGCTTTCAAGAACTCCGTCTTTATTAATTTTAATATCGTTAACTAGATGACAGTCGCCAATACTAATACGTCTACCTTTACAATCAGTCATCATTTTCCTCGCGTTTTTCTCGTATTTCATCTTCGAAACACCATTCAATAGCATTATAAATACTATCCCAATTTATACCATAATTAGCGTCGTGGTTATCTACAACCCTTTCTAAAACTTGCATACAATCGTCGTCGCATAAAACAAGTTCAATATCGTAGTTATCGTTAAGATTTTCTAATTGATATCTAACGTCTTCTATCGCCCATACAATAGCGACAGAATTTTCGCTATTGTAGCCGTTGCCGAAATCTAATTTACTTACGCTCATTATTGTTCACCGTTTTACTTTTCATCCATTCCGATGCAATAGCAATAGATTCGTGTCTACCTAAATCAGGGTCTAATTCTCGCAACTTTGCAGGTGCTCCAAACATATTCATTTGCCCCGACTCTTGCATAAGGTCGAGCATAACAAAAAAGGGTAAATACTCTTTTTGTTTATCTGTAAGTTTCACGTAATCTTCGTTTTTTGTTGGTATTTTTGCCATAATAACTACCTCCCAATAGTCTTAGTATCATTTAATGTAATAAACTGATAAGCTCCCTTATTATAAGCAGGTGCTATCTGTGTTTTACGCTGTTCGGCTAGTCGCTGTGCTGCAACTTCGCCACAATCGGTACAGGTCGAATAACCTAAATTAGCTCGGGCAGTCGGTATTTTGCCTCGGCATTTTGAACATATCATAACTTTCTCCTTTCTAAATTATTACTATATTAATTATACCTACCACTAACCCCAAAATAAAACACGCTACCACCATACGTGCATTATAGCTTTACGTTCACTAGCGACACGTAATAACGTAAGTAAATCCCAGACTTCTCGATAAGTATATTCAGCCCAACCGTCATTTGTTTGATAGATAATATCATCATCACCAATAACAATACCATCTTCGTCAGCGATATCTACTTTTAATTGTATAAAATCAGCTAACGCATCGGCTTGTTCTTTTAACTCATCACTTGTAACGTATGGAGGGTCATCATCTTCGTCTTTATGCCAAATACCTCCCTCGTGTTGCATAAGTTCATCTATCAAAGGCTCGTAAGCTTTGCCCCTAAATGAGCCGTCGGCACCATCACCACTTAACATACCTGCACATAGAGATACATCTTTAATACGTTCATCGTCTTCATACGTAAACGCTTTATCATGGTCGTTACCATGTACAATATAACAATCTAATCCCATAATTTACTCCTCTGTTGGGTCCCAATCGGGGTTATTTAATATTTCTTCTTTCACATTAGAAGCATTTAATTGTTTATTAAGTATTAATGTAAGTAATTCGATAGGGTCGTCTTTGCCTTCCTCACACCAAAATTTAACTTGTTTTTCTGATAACATTAAATTCATTACTAACCCCAAAATATATTTTGTGCCATACGTGCAGGTATAACGACTGTCATATTACATTCGTCACAACATCTGCCGTCGTTAACAGGTTGAGCATTATTGCCGCCCTCCCATACTATTTCGCCTTTATCGTCTCGTAAAGGCTCGATATGTCCTTCGCAAATAGAACATTTGCGGTCGTCTAATTTAGTGATATTACTCATAATCTCCTCCTTAATAGATTAATCGTTTAATAGTAGTAGCTTCACCAGCATCACGTAATTTATATACGTTCAACCCTTTCCACTTTTCGTTTTGTCTTTTGACTTCGGCTTGTGCAGACTCAAACTTACTATGAGATGAGTATAACATCCAATTTTCGCTATGCGGTCTATCGACATTTTGGTATAAAACTCTATACCTCAATACTCGCTCGTCGTGGTATAAATTACCGTCAGAGCCTTGATAAACGCCGTCTTCAATTTCTGTATATTCCATAAATTCTCCTTTCTAATTTTTAACTATAACTAGTTTACTTTACAACAACCCCATTGTAAAACAAAGGGCGGACTACAGAGCGTTATGAATAATGGTTTTAAGGAGCACTCCATAGTCCTAAAAAGGGCGGATTGTAGGAAGCCTTGACAAGGAAAGTGTACATCGGACTTTCCTACAATCCTATGTGCTGCAGATGCACATTAATCTTTCTTAAATAATCCGTCCTCCAATTTACCTGTACGGTCTTTAATTTCGTCCCATGCAGCGTCCATACACTCTTCTAGAGTCATATTACATTGTGCTGCTAATACTATCAAACATACTACACAATCACCAATACCATCGCGTAATTCGTCAGTATCGTTGTAAGCTAGAGCTCTTGCAGTCTCACCTACTTCCTCAACAAGTTTTAACATTTGTTTATCAGGTAATGGTAGAGGACCATTTTCGTTTATTAGTCCGCGTTTTATAGCCCATTCTTCAACCCTACTAATAGACATCCAACGTGCTCCAGCACCTCGTCTAAAAGGCAGTTTTGCTGTAGGTCTACCATGACTTATATGTTCGTTTTGGTAGTATTCTGTTTTAGTTTTATAATCGGATTTATTCATAACTTTCCTTTAAATATATACCTCAAAGCGTCTAATTTGGTTTTATTTAGATGTCTTAAATGTTTCGGTATCCAATTCGGATTCGATAACGGTGGCTTGAGGGTGGAGCTCTTGTGCCCACTTCTTAATTTGTTTAATAGCTGCTTCATAAAATACTCCTGTTTCATATTCTCTTTGTAACCTATCTAATACATGCTGTGCCTGCCAATTTTGTAAATCTGGTCGGACAGCTTTTATATCGTCAAGGTCGATTATAACACCAAGTTCCATTTGTTCTATACCTTGTTTATTAATAACTACTTTCAATATTTATCTCCCTTTCTAGTATTCTACCGAACGGTGCTTCCGCTAATCGGTTAATATTACAACGATTATCAAACTTTTCTCGTTGTCGTTGTTGTATTTTTTGGGCTAATTTAACAGCTTCTTTATCGCTATCAGCCCAAATATATAATTGTAAATCTATCGTATACCTATCCATTATACGCCACTAGTCATATGTGAATAACAATTCCTACCATTAGCTTCTAACGGCAGACCACAAATACAGGTATCTTCATAATTGTAATTACCATAAGTATCTTCAAACCAAATATCGAAAAAATGGCTTACGTCGGCAACTTTTACGCGTGTATAAGGTTCGTATATCCTATGGTAATCCCAGATAGCTGATGCAACAAAATCATAGGCTTTTAACCTATCTTCGTCTGACATATCTAAATAATACGTTAGTCGACTAATATGTTCTAACGTCTGTTTTTTAATAATTTCTAAGTTCATAATATTCTCCTTTCTATAAAAATTGAGGGTGTGGCTAAGTGGGTTTTCTTAGGCTTTTGTGCACTGTTTATCGGAATCATCCTACCTAGTGGAGTTCCTTACCGTTGAATGCGATTGAGGCTATTCAACATACACA